CAAAAGCGCTGGGGTTTCATTGCCGACGAAGTTCAGGAATTGGTTCCGGAGGCAATAGAAACAGCCGAGGAATTTGACCTGCCCGTCAACAAGACATATTCAGCATTTTGGCACTCTCCTGAGATCGTCACCGCCACGATAGAGGACGCGATCTACGAGGTCGGTGACAAATTCAGATTCACCAACAATCTTGAAAGATACGATAGGAATTCAAACTTTGTAGTCAAATCCAAGACCGGTAATGATTACAGGTTTGAATTTTTACGTGATCGAGACGACAAACCTGTTCAACAACTAGGAACAGACACAATCAATATTCGTTCAAAGATGATCAAGGACGTGAGAGTATTGAACCGCGAGTTCATAGATCCCGTGATGATTTCTTCGATGCAGCAGATGCTAAGAAAGATAGAAAGTCTCGAGGCGCGTGTGGCGACGCTCGAAAATAATTCGGCGTAACATTAGATGGAGCCATTCGTAAAAATTATAGACAACTTTTATGAACATCCCGAACAAATCAGAGAACATGCGATGAAACAAAAGTATCAAAAGTTCACTTCATCAAACTATGCCGGAAATGATTCAATTGATAGAAATATAATAAATGATGAATGCAAACGTAAAATCCAAAACGTTCTTGGCCCGGATTTGAAATTTACGCAAGCCAGATACAGATACGCCAGAGAAAAGGATCATTCCATAGGATTTGTTCACAGCGATTTTAATCCGGATCACAAGGGGAAAGGTTACCACGTTCTCATCTACCTTACCCCCGATGAACTTAAAGGTTATGATGATAGCGTTGGATTTTATGAACACGAAACATTTGGTAGGATACCTACGGATAATTTTGTTTCAAAAATATTCAAAAAGGATTCATTCAATGTAAAAAAAATCAATGAATACAAAACTATAAAATATAAATTCAACCGAGCTGTTATTTTGGATTACAATTATTTCCATGCTCCGGGAAGGACACATGGGTTTGGTGAAGATCTCACAAATTGTAGAATTTTACAAATCATCGAGGTATTCCAGCAACACATCTAAGGTATGCGACCGGTTTTTCATAAGTACTGCAGTGCTTGAAAATAGAACCCCAAAAATCAGGATAAACAACAACAGTCCCCTGTGAAAAAGGAACAGCCACGATGTCATCGTTGAAAGGACAAAAGTAATCCATAGACAAGTCGGTAGTGTTTAGGTATATGTGAATGTTTATTGTATTTATTTTATTAAAAGAAGTGTCACCAAGCCCCTTTGTCCATGGTCTTTCTTCCCATTTCGGACACACGACTAAATATTTTTCAAATACTTTGGTTCCTTCTGTGTTATACCTATAACCTTCATTTCCAAGATTGTCGTAGTATTCTTCAAAAATCTTATCAAGGACATCATCCAGTGATGGTAGATTTGCTGGAAACTTTTCATATTTTATAACTAGTTCTTGTTCTAAACGCGAAACATCAAATGTATTTACAATTTTATCGTAAATACCTTTGGTCTCTGTTGAGCTTATTTGAAAAAACGGACTTTTGCTCATCTTATTAAAGATATTTCGTAAAGTTTAATTAGATGATCTATCCGACCACAAAATGTCACTGGTGCGGTGTCCCGCTACAATGGATCAGTCGATATGATTTCATCAACTATGCCTTTGAGTATTTTCAGTTCGAGGACAGGATTCCCTTGGAGAGGATGTCCAGGGTTTATCACAAGGGCAGATCGAGTTCGAGGAAGAACGTGTGTCGCTCCTGCTACAAGTTGAAACTGAACAACATTCACCAGAGGGAGGTCACGGGCAAGATGACCAGACTGAAGAGCATCAACATTACCCCGGGGGTAGGAAAATTTCTGCTAAAACTCTTTGATCAGTCGTGGAGACACCAACGCTACATCGAGTTCATGTGGTCAAAGGGACACACCTTCGATGCCTTTTTGGACTACCTCTGCGCCCGCGACACCATTTTGGGAAACGTGTCTGGTGACATCTTTGACAACGAAGAACTGGAATACTACTATGAGGACATGGTTCGTTCACACTTCGGGGTACCGGCACACTACGAGGCCATGTGGGATGAGGAAGCTGATATCATCGGTTTTCAATTAAACGGCACTGACATGATTACCATAAATGCACATCCTGCTGTCGAGTAATGGCACGCCATTCCACGGCGCCAAGGGTGGCTACCCGAGTCAGTTGAGACACCTCATCACCATGTTCGTGGAGAGAGGGCACACGGTCACGATGGTCATATGGAGTCTATGTGGCATCAAGCACACCGGCGTGTTGCACTTCAGGGACTTGGTGAATGCCAACGTGCTCCCCGGAGAGACCAAGGATCCATGGACCCAGGCACTTTTAGATCGCCCCCAGGTGAGTTTCATTTTGGGTCCCTACGAGAAGTTTCCGTGCGTCATCAAGATTTCGGACATCAATGATTTCATCAAGCGAACCAACGCCGGAGCCATATTCTTTCTTCAGGACATTTTTCTACTGGAGTCATCGACCGCCGAGCAGATCGCTTGTCCTTCCTATCTCTGGTTTCCTCTTCACTATGACCCGATTGACGCGCCGACGGTCAAGGCACTTGGCAAGATCAAGCATATTCTCTCGCTGTGTCCCTCGACCCGCGAGAGGATCCTAAGGCAGATGGGAAGGGAAAGTCACGTGGTGCCGCACATCGTGGGGTTTCAGACGCCGCTTCCTCCCACGGACACCAAGGCAAAGGTTCGCAAGGACTTTGGCGTGGACGACAAGTATGTGATATTCACCATAGCAGGAAACTATGAGAACAGCGGGCGCAAGTCCATCGACACGACCCTCCTCGCCTTCAAGCAATTTCACGAGACCCATCCGGAGTCCCTTCTGTGGCTTCACGTGCCGGCGTTGAATCACACCAAGGTCTATGACGTTCCGGCAATGGTTCAGACGTTGGGCATACCGGATACGGCCATCAAGATTACTGAGACGACATTGGACGAGACGACTTTGCAGAAGATGTACAAGTGTGCCGACATGTATCTATGTGGGTCATGTTCAGAGGGGTTTGGCATCCCGCAGCTGGAGGCTCAGTACTATGGTCTGCCTGTGGTGACGACCCGCTTCGGGGCGATGCACGACTACTGCTGGTATGGAGTGAGTGTGCCTCCCGCCCAGCCTCGGTGGAACCACATGCAAGGGGCGTGGTGGGTGACTCCAAGTGTAGAGCTGACCGTGGAAGCCATGGAGAAGGTCTATCAAGGCGAACTGGAAACCACGGACGAGTGGGTTCAGGAGGAGATCCGCAAGGTCATGAGCTACGAGGTGGTCAGAGACAAGATACTCGCCATAGTAGAGAAAAATTAAAGGTTGTTTGATAATAGACTATGGAGCAGACTCCATTCAAAGCCGTATTTACCAAAAAGTCCAACTTTCTCACCCAGTCGTTTGATACAGATCCCCAGTCAGTCGACTATGGTGGAAACGCCAAGTTTCTGATCCCTAGGCACGGAGACTTCATCACGAGGATGTACCTTTTGATAGATTACGCAAGCACCAAGAGCACCAAGATAAATCAGGCTCATGCCATGCTCGACTACGTGTCACTGATCATCGGAGGAACCACGATTCAGCAGGAGACGGGCGAGACATTGAACATGCGTCTGAACCTGAGCACAGAGGAAAAGGAGTCCTTCTCGGTGGTTCAGCTCTATCGGATGCTTGGCGGGGGACCCAATCACTTGTTCACGGATACCGCTCAGTATCCACGAACCTACCGTCTTCAGGTCCCTCTTCAATTTTGGTTCAACGGGAAGCCGGATCTTGCGATTCCACTGGCGGCACTCCGATATCAGGAAGTGGAAGTGGAAGTGGGACTGAGGAATGCATCGCGGTGGGGTGGAACAGATTCTGGGATAAGGGACTCACAGGTGAGAATTCGGGTGGAGTATGGTTACGCACCCAAGGAAGTCACAGACGCCCTGACTAGGATACCGCTGGTATTTCCCACGGAGCAGTTTCAGGTGGTGGAAAATAACTACTCGAACGTATCCTTGTCCAACGTATTCACTTTGACACCCGAATTTGTGAATCCCGTCAAGGCGGTGTTTGGATTGTTCAAGAACACGACCACTGACACCACGCAGCCATTTGATTACGGGAGGGGTGGCACTGCACAGGTCGACTCGGACGACTATCTGAACTCGATGGAGATCATCTTGGACAACGAGGTACTAATCCCCAAAGAAATCGGAACATTTGAAATGTATAGAGGATTTCAGTTTTATGCTCACTTCCCTGGTGCTCCACAGAATATAAATGACGGAACAAACTATTACAAGGGGTACATCTACCCGATGGCATTTTGCTTGGATCCGATGAATTGCGAGATGCCCAACGGGGCGATCAACTTTTCCACAATTCTAAATCCACTATTCAACATAGATGCCAAAATTTCTGGCGGGGACAGGATCAGGTTCAGACTTTATGCACTTTCGGTGAATTTGTTATACATCGAAAATGGTGTGTCCAAAATGGTATTTACTGGATCGGAAATTACACTTCCTCGGTTTCTTTGAATTCGGCAAAGCTCACCTTGCCGTCGCCGTCCCTGTCGTACATCGTGACATCACTTTCAATAGCCTCTATGAAGCCGGAGCCATCGGTGTCGAGTCTATTGAATTTGCCTTCGACCACCCCATTTTCAGAGTAGTCTTCCACAATGCCCCTTCCATTTTCAGCAACGAAGATGCTCGTGGATAGGTAGTATATGGTTAGAAGAAACAAGTCAATGAGAGGTACGTAGCTGTTGATATTAGTTCTCGAATCCGATGTGATCTTTATGTAACCAGTTGTAGCAGTGGTAGTTGATACACTAGTTCCTGCATCTGTTGGGTGATTTACGGTCAAGGTGAAAGATCCTGGTATTGTAGTCGTGGTTACAGCAGTTCCGGCCGAAGTAGCATAAAGATTTGCAGTACAAGTACCCCATAATGGAGCAGCAACTCCACCATCTTGAACGATGACAATGGCAGTTGTGTTTGATGAATCACTCCAAAATGGGACATTTACCGTTATCGTACCACTAGAATAAGTGAAAGAACCATCATGAAAATTACCAGAACTATCCACGTAATGTGCCGTTGGAGATCTGAAATAATCCGTTCCTCCTATTGTAATTTTATCTCCATTCCAAGGTTCGAAACGCATTTTGTAGGGTACGATTGGCGGATTACCTGTATTAAGCGTATCCGAATAAGAAATTCCGGGAATACCCACTCTGGCCGTGTTGGTTCTGAGGTAGCCATATGGATTCATTCTCAGAGTCTTTAGAATATTTGCGCCTCCCAGGCCTACGCTCGTGTTCAGTAGGATGCGTCTATTGGCAATCGTGTAATCTTGGGTCGAAGCTGCAAACTGACTCGCCCAGAGAACATAATTGTCTGCCACGGTGGTGAAGAACATGTCAATGTAGGCGCTCTGAGGTCTAGGGGCTCTGAACTCGTAGTCACCTAGCACCACATTAAGAGGTTGTTCGGCGAACGAGTATGCGTAAAATGTTCCGTTGTTATGGAAATTATGCACATAAGCTTGATATTCTTGAAGAAATAATGGTTTTCTTACTTCATTTCTATCAGTTTTGTTGAGCGTCGTGATTCTTGCCGAAATGATGGGATTGTAGAATTGTGGATTGTATCCGGTGACTTTGTTTTTGAATGACCAGAATATTGCTCGGCACGAGTAGGCGCTGTTGAAATAGTACCTGTATTTGGCGCCCAACGAGGCTGGCAGTTCGATCTCCTCGGTGTTGATTTTTTCGATGGGATAACGCTGCGGTGTGGATCTAAACATAAATCGTTCCTGATCCGTTAACGTAATTTCTTGGGTGACGAATTTGAATTCGGTGAGATCCGCTCCAGTCGCAAAGCCGCCGATGTCGCTGAAGATTTCGGACAGAGACCTGAATTGTATCACGATGGTCAACTCCGAATTGTGCATGGAACATAGCGGGAGTGGAGCGCGGAAGGAACTGGTACCAATCTTGGAATCGACATAGTGTCGATTGAAGAAAAATGGCAGGGGGTAAAACAGACGCTGTCTGGTATCGCCGGATTTAAGCGTGGGCTGCAAGTCAAATTGAGTTCCCAAATTAAACATCGTATTGAGAACATCTTGGCGTTCTTGTGCCGTCGAATACATGGACTCGTATATCGACATCCATTCTCCTCGCATGGATTGAATGACGAGACCGTCCACCAAAAGATCAACCCTTCGAATCATCGATAGACCCACGTTTCTCAGGCACGTGGGTGTTCCCGTCGAGGATGGTAATTTAAAGTTTAACATCAATCCGGTAAGCAAATCTCCCATTTCCTTTGGTTTGAACGTGTGTCTGATCTCTTCACCCAGAAACGCGGTTTCGGTGGGTCTATAGAAACGATAATACGGTGTAGTTTGTGTGTATTCAGGATATCTATATTCTTTGGAAACATTTTCATAAAGAAACTCATCCTGCTGTCCCACGCCACTCAAGCCGGTTAGAGCACCAATACCTGTGTCTCCACGGAATCCAACTGGAGGCTTCTGCATGTTCCTCTCTTAAAGAAAAGGGACATTTTAAAAAATAATAATGAGTCGCGAGGAACAGATCATAGCCGCCTATACGAATGCGATCCAGCCCGTTCTGGAGAATGCCGTTGTGGTGGCCGCCGAATATTGTAAAGCCACCGGAAGGAGCATCGTCACTGCCCTCGACATGGAGTATGGAATGAAGTGGAGCGCCATGAAGCTGACAGGAAGGGTCTACGGATCCATACTGCCAGATGAAGACGACGAGGATTCTGACGGGTGGGAGACCGATGACGACATGGTCGTGCAGGAGTGCGATATGGGGTTCGACGACGAGTTCCGCGAATATGACGGGGATGACGAACGCTATCTGGAGGTAAATCAGGCGGTACGCGAGTGGGCTGACTGGGAACCTGAGACCGAACTTGAGATGATGATAAAGAGCGCCGTAAATTCTAGACGCTAATAGTAATCATGCCTGGCGGAATTGGTCTGGCTAACCCCCAATTCCCCTATAAGAGTTACTTCGATCCTATAGGGGAAGCGGCACCAACATCCTACACATACAATGATACCAACAAGAATCAATTTGCCCTCAGGTCTTTCAAGGACGATGAAGGGAATTGTTACACAGACATGGTGATAATAAGTGACGGTGCCGACAGCACATCATCATTTAGATTGTTCACCAACACACCAGAAGGAAATGCAGTCGAAAACATGTCTGTACAAAATGGAAATGTCAGCATCACGGGAAATGTCGGTATCGGGACGACGGATCCAAGAGCACTACTCGACGTAAACTCCACAGGAGCGATGATCGTTCCAGTTGGTACAACAGCTCAACAGCCGACTACGGCGTATGCGGGTATGTTGAGGTTTAACAGCACAATAAATAGAATGGAATATTATAATAATAGTTCACAATGGATTCCAATACCACTAATAACAACATCTGGAGGAAATGATGTATTTATACACAATAATTATAAAATACATGTATTTACAGGTGGTGGAAATTTTATATTAGATGGACCGCCTTGTACAATAGATGTTCTAATGGTAGCCGGTGGAGGAGGAGGAGGTACGGACAATGCAGGCGCGGGTGGTGCAGGTGGTCTAATTTTTAAACCAGATATAGATATTGAACCTGGAAATTATGTCATTAGTATAGGTACGGGCGGAACAGGGGCGACTACAGAGTCAATTGACGCCACAGCGGGAGGCGATAGCACGGCTTTTGGATTAACAGCCAAGGGTGGTGGTTATGGTAATAATGGGGGTGCGGCGGGGACATCAAACTCTGGTGGTTCAGGTGGCGGAGGTGATGGAGAACGTGATACTTCGGGTGGTGCCGGTACACAATCATCACAATCTGGAGACTCTGGTACTTATGGGTATGGTAACAGCGGTGGTAACGGTGGCGGTGCAGGTGGTAACGGTGGCGGTGGTGGTGGGGGCGGAGCGGGTACATCTGGTTCGAACGGTGATAGCGCTGCAACTGATGTTGGTGGCGTCGGCGGAGATGGTCTATACGAGGTAACCATAGGTTCTACTACGTACAATTTCGCTACAATTTTTGGTACAAGTTACGGGGAAATAATTTCAGATGAAGCGTGGTTTGCGGGTGGTGGAGGGGGTGGAAACACTAATGGAGTTAACACCGATGTCGCCGGAGGCAAAGGTGGGGGTGGTACGGGTAAAGGTGCAGATTGGACTTCTGGTGACAGAAGCATCGATGGAGACGCAAATACAGGTGGAGGTGGTGCCGGCGCAACATATTCTGGTTCTCAAGAACTTCCTGGTGGTAATGGTGGTTCTGGTATAGTAATCATTAGAGTACATAATTAAATATTTTATAACATACATATTAAGATGCCCCAGTGCTACCAACTTGACGAAGATACAAATTGTGTTATCGGCGTAGTAGAATGTGATAATGAAAAATGGTGTGGAAGAACATACGGAGGTAAATGGTTTAAAAATAATTCAAATAAATTTATTGGTTTGGGTTACATATATCACACAGAATATAGTACATTTTCTCCACCAAAACCATACGAATCTTGGACACTCGACACGGAAAGATTTACATGGAATCCACCTACACCTAGACCAAGTGGTACAAAATCATATACGTGGAATGAAGAAACCAAATCATGGGATGAAGTTTCCTGATATCAGCAACACAACAAGTCACGATCCGCGTTTAATTGAAAATAAATATTAGTGAATTGTCTGGTAGAAACCAATGGAAGGTTATGAGTATGACCCAGACGAGTATGCCACAATTTCCAGTGAGACCGAATCCGAGACTGAAAAATCATTGGTCCCACTGGAACATGAAGAAAGTGTTCAGATTTTAAAACCTCAGGTTGAGTACTCGGAACTGGACGACGTATTCAGTGAAGAGTTGGATGATCTGGATCTCCGTGATTTCTTCATTGAAAAAAAGCAATCTAATAATAGAGTATGTCAAGTTACGACATCGTTATCGACAGTTCAACCAGAAAGGACAGAGCCACAACCGATGCCAACAACTTCACCAGTTATCTCAGCACACCCCTTTATGGAATCCAATCCATGAGTTTTGTCTCTGCATCGGTTCCCTATATCAACGGAACGTCGTCGGTGGTGAATGGTAACGTTCATGCCTATTACGTGGTTTTGGAGGTGCCAAACTATGGGATTTTGACTGACAGGATCTACACCGTAGATAATCCACCCGAGAGTGGTGATACCAACTTGAATTTTGCTTACACCGGCTCTTTGATCGTCCCGGCACTGGCCGGCGCGAGTCCCACCAACTACGTGATGAGTTCTATGAATGACAGCATCAGTGTTCAAAAGACCGTACCGGTCATGGAAGCGATCAGGGTATCCATCTACTACTATGACACGAGTGACAATTCGTTCAAGTTGTATCCATTCACAAACTCGGGTGCATCCACCGAAGAGTTCGTTCTCAAGTTGAATGTCCAAGGCACCAAGGATAAACGATTTGCCACCAAGCAACAGGACGAAGATGACAAGCGTCTGGAACCCAAGATCGCACCACCGATGACGCCAGGATCCGAGAACACATTTGCGCGCAAATTAATTAACTACTATAGATCCAGCACTCGAAACAAGTTGAATCCAGAAGAACCCATGGAACCCGTCGGAGCCCTGTTGCCCCGCAGAGAGTTCATGGGAGTTCCCACCAAGTATGCACAGATCCTGATTCCGATCGCCGTCGTTCTTTTGGTGCTCGCTATTCTCTTGGCTAAGTAATAATGGCTAGGTCATCCTACACGACACCTGGTCTCCCAGATTTCAACTACGAATACCATACTATTTCGTTCGATACACTGGATCAAGCAAGTGCCAATAACTTTACTGTGTACTTCAATACACCTTTGAAACAGGTGGTTCAAGCACGTCTGTTGGGTCTCCACGTCCACACCCGTGGATCTGTGGAACACCTCTATGTGCGAATCCGCGAACTGGAATCCAATTTTAACGACCGACTCACAAAGGATCCACCATCTGTTACCGCAGTTTCACCGGTTCAGTCCATTGCCCGTGGTGCTTTTGGGTCAATTATTAGCGACAATGATCAGGGTTCGGCATCTGACCAATTAATGATTTTCAAAGACAACTACGATCAAATTACACAATTTATTCATCCTATAGAACATTTGGATCGTCTTACAGTGAAATTGTTCAACCAGAATGGGGCTCTCATCCCGAACCCTTCTGGTGGCATCGAGGTCAATCACTTCATCATCAAGTTCGTCTGTCGCGCACCCAATCTTCCAGGGAGGCAGACGCTTCCATGGGTTCAAAGCAAGGCCGGATTTTAGATGTCATCCTCCTCGACCACCTTGACAGTCCACTCTTGCTTGGGTTGCTCCTTGATTAACTTGTCCAGACGCATCTTGGTGGCCTTGACCGTTCGCTTCAGGTGCTCGGCAAGTTCTTCCAATTTCTTGTCCTTGTTCTTCAGGAGCCACTCTTCATCTTCGTTAGACCACCGACCTGTCTTCAGGGTCGAATGTTCCTTGGCGATCTCGAGAGCCATCTTCTTCACCTTGGTGAGTTGTCCCTCGAGACCTTCAATCTCCTTGATCAGATCATCGATCGTAGGCTTGGGTGCCGGAAGCAATTCCTGGTGACCGTGTTCGCGGTGCCACAATACCTTCTCCCAGAATGCCTTCATGATGGGCATGTTGGTCGCCCACCACTCGCGATCCCGTGGAATCTCCACACAGACAAACTCGGCAGGCTTGGGGTAGGTGATTTCAGCAGGTCGATACTGAACAAAGTCACATACTTCCAAGTCCAGGACTTCCATGAGCACCTGCACCTGCGCGATATACCACACCGGTGGTGTTCCATCACCAATGGGTCGGGACCTTGGGCACTTGATCTCCAAAAGTCGTCCGCTATAAGTGATGCCATCGGGTGACCCACCTATCCAGTCAAGGGTGTGATGGGGTTCCAGACCAATCTCAAAGACCTTTTGGTTGTGACGTTCCTCGTAGATCTGCCGGGCTTCATCTTCATACTTCTGACCGTGCTTGGTCGCCCAGTCGTTGAAGGGTTCACTGACGCCACACTTTTTCAGGATCAACTTTTCGGGTTTTTCATAGGGATTCACACCTATCGCGGTACCGGCATCGGATGCTGTGAGCATCGTACCCCTCATCTTGAACCACGCATCGGAACGTTGTTCAGGATAAGTCTTGTTGAAAAACTTCTCCGCTTGGGGATGCATACTAGTTAGCATAGGGCTCTAATGTTTAAGTGGAGGACTTGGTAGGCGTCTTCTTCTTGCGTGACTTCTTGGGCTTCTCTTCAACCTGAATAACTTCTTCAACTTCGGCGACGGCAGCCACGGCGACCTCGACGACCGCTGGGACCGGCTCGGGTTCGGGTACCGGCTCCTCCTTGATCACCACGGGCTCTGGAACGGGCTTCGGTTCCTCCTTGACCACCACAGGCACGGGCTTGGAGGAAAGCATCAGTCGAAGACCCTCGACATCCACGACCTTGTCAAAGTTCTTCACGAACTCCCTGAAAATGCCATTACCGCGCTTTTCCACGACGACCACGTCGGGCCTGAAAGCCTTCACGTCAGAGATGGACTTCACCGGAAACCCGGTCGGGACATCCACGATCGCATTACCCGACTTGCGACCCCATGCGCGAATCTCATGACCTGCACACAACTCATTGACTGTCTTGGAAATAGGATTGATAAGGGCGACCTTCATTATTACTTTCTATGGACATTTTTAATCATGGCATTGGGTCGCTTGGATGGAACCAGTCTCTTTTCAAGTTTCTCTTCGAGACGCTTTAGGGTGAAGTAGGCACCAGCCTGTTCGGCTTCCTTCTTGGTGGAACCTTTTCCGGTTCCCCACTGATGTCCCTGGACATAGACGCCTACTCTGAACTTGGTGGCATCCACGTGTTCCAGTTGACGATATTCAGGGAGATCCCACTTCTGCGACTGACAGACGCGCATCAGGATGTCCTTGTAGTTGTCATCCACCATCAGGCGATCCAAACGGATGATATCTGGGTTATCCAGGACGCCCAGGACAAACTTCTTGGCTTCGATCATCCCAAGATCCAAGTAGATGGCACCCACAAATGCCTCAAAGACATCTTCAAGAATCTTTGGGTTGTTGTTCCATCCATTTCTCATCCCCTTTTCATCCATCTGAACCCAGTTATGGAAACCCAGTTTGGCAGACACATCCGCCAGCGTCTTTCCACAGACAATCTTTGTTCTCGCACGAGTTAGAAATCCCTCCTGCAGATTCTCGTACCTATCGAACAAGTACTTGGTGACAATAAAGCCCAACACGGAGTCGCCCATAAATTCCAACGTTTCATAGGAACCCTCGACGCCATCGTGTTGAACAGAAGATTTATGCTTGAAAGCCTTTCGATACACATCGATGTTTTTGATGTTCGTACCGATGATGGCCTCAACCTCCTGAGTGGATATCATTTTCTAAAAATAGGGTGCGTTTTTTGTTTAAGCCTTGATGAAATGCTTGGAGATGTGCTTCTGCAAGGTCATATAAGAGAGGGTCTCTCCCTGTGGTGTTTGCAGGAGCTTCTTCAGTTGCTCATCCTGAATAATCTTTCGTCCATCCTCTGGGTGAGACAGACCCTTGTCCTTGACATACTGCTTAACGAAACGGGTCACATCCGTGCGGGACACCTCAGTGCCCTCAGCGAGACCCATAAAGTCAGTCAGGTCCTTGGTGACCTTGCTGGGCTTGTTGAACCCTGTGTTGGCGGCACGCTCCTTGGCCTTGGATCCATCGGGGTCATCCTGAACCTTGGCGATCTTGCGTACCAACTTGGTGAGACTCTTGATCTCCTTGCGCATCTCGGTAAGCTCCTTCATCACATCCTCGGTAGACATTGTTTTTTCGTACTTAGCTTTGTTTTCATTTCTTTAATTTACTTCTCAAGCAGAGATCCCCCGACACCGCTGAGGATCTTGTAGGACATGGATTCGCGGACAAGAGCCTGGTCACCACAGAACCCACCGGGGCTAAGATCTTTGGTGTAGTAGGCGGCATCCTTGCCTGGGCCGGGGACACAGTCCAGCTTGTAAGGCAGCTTGGTGATGGCATCGCCGCTGATCATGGGCTCAACGTCCACCGGCTCCGGGGACAACCTGTACCCACTCTTCTTCATACCCATGAAGCACTTGACGTACATGAGCACCACGATGGCAATCACGAGCACGAGGGCAAACTGACTACTGATCATACTTCTTTACT